TGTTTACACAGTTACGAACCAATGCTGTTAGTGCTTTGGGCTTGCGACCCAGGTCGCCTTTCATCTCGCCTGCTTCAAACTGGTTAACATCGGTTGGAGTAAGCAACATACCTAGACTGTCAATAACAAACAAGACCTTTGGACGCTCTCCATCGGGCAATGTTTTATAGTCTTGCATGAATGTTGAAATAGTTTTGGCAACATCGTCGATCATGGCCATACTCAGTTTGAGCAATTTTCTTTCGTCTGTGTCAACTCCCAGTGCTTTTAACCAGGACTCATCAAGAGCATTTTCACTATCAACCAGCACAACGAAAATACCTTGCTCTTGTGCATTTTTAATAATGTTGCCACTACAGATGTATGATTTGCCTGCACCTGACTCGCCGGCGAACACCGTGACTTTACCTAGGGGAATACCCTTGTTGAAGTCACCCGAAATCAAGTAGTTCAAGGCATAGTTGCCTGTTGAGATCCAGTCTGTGGGATCGTTAAATCCAACACTCAGGCCTTCAATACTTTTTGTAATTTCCTTGCGGAATTTTGATACGTCAAATGGTTTTGCCATGGTTAATTTCCTTCTTTAAGTTTGTATAATTCTGTAAAAATCCTACTGCTGTCTACTCCGCGTCTTTGATCCATAATGGCCAACTTCTCAAAAGACCCTACCAAATTCTGCTCAATCGGTTGCTCAATATAGTGTAACATATTTCGATAACTATCTTCCAGTAGATAACCGGGTTGTTTGTTGATCTTTGATTCTAGTTTCATCTTTAGCAAGTGTAACACACTTTCTGGCAAATGTCTAATATTTAGGTAGTCCGGGGTTGTCAAGGCTCCAATGATAAAGCTGTTGTTATGGAATCCCAATTCTTTCAGGTAGTCTACGCAATCAAACACTGTATCATAATTTAATAGGAACCATAACATATTGAAACTTATCTTATGATCCAATTTTCTAATTGTGTTTAAGTTGTCCAAAAAATCAGGCCAACAGGCGCCAAAGCGTATGTATTCAAACTCTTTTTCTGTGGTCTCTACACTCACAGTCCAATGAACATTTTTAAACTCGCAAACACGATCAAATACTCCGGTATCAACCTTGCTAAGGTTAGTGTTTATCCTGAGATTCACATCGGGATTTAATTTTTTAAGTAACTCTAAATTCTCTTTCATCAAGAGCGGCTCGCCACCGGCCAGGTACACGTGTTTCAGTTGCCCTGCGTGTTTATAAATGTAATCTCTAAACTGTGTCAACTGGTCATCTGATGGCATTTCTTTTTTAACATTTAGCTCGCTGGCCCAACGACTGCTAAAGCGTGGCCCACAGTAAACACAGGCAAGGTTGCATAGATTGGTCCAGCGCACATCAATGGTTTGCAAATCAAAGTTAGGAACACGACTATAGATATCCAGTGGTACTTGTTTAAGCTCTCGAATATAGAACTTACGATCACTGATAATATCAAAACCACTTTTACCCACTTCTAAGTCATGGCACGGCGCACAATTGGTTGGAAGCACACGGTTGGCTATCATTGACTGCCTGGTACTGTTGTTGTCACCCAGCACTATTTCTTCTATGGTATTGTCTCGAATGTTGCCCAACACTTCTGCACTACGAATACAGTTTTTAACATCGCCGTCAAAGTTATACATGAGTCCGGTCCACGGCATGGGGCAAAATGCAGGATTGGTTAAAATATCTTTGGGAGTCATTGCGGTCCTAAACTGATGTCAGGAATTCTGAGATTGTTGCGTGTGGCCATGTCAAACAAGTCCAATAGGGTTCGTGCCCAGTTGTTGACATCAGCAGCCGGGGGTACTGTTTTGTCTGGACTGGTAGCAATGTTACCTGGGCGCACTAGAGTAATTTTTACACCAAGTCGGCGATGACGTAGTTGTCGAACTGCTTCCTCGAGTGCTACTTTTTGTAAACGATACTGATCCATGTCCAGACCGGGTAATGAACTCACTGGCTCTTGAGTCATCATGGTGCTGACAACAATGATATGTTTCTTTGTTCCAGCCCAACGCTGGGCCATTTCAAATAGCAGTTCGGTTTGTGCATAGCCAGCCTGGGCATTGTTGACAAACACATCACAGGGTTCAATTTGATCACAAATTTTAGGCGTATTGCGAATGTTATTGCCATCGCGACGACTAAGTCCAACAACTTCGTGGCCATCAAGAACATATTCTTCTGTCAGGGCCTGTCCAATGCCAGCGGTGTGTCCGGTGATTGCTATTTTCATTCGATACCTCTTAGCTTCTTTTGTTTTGCTATATATGCTTGTCTGGCATCAAGGTCGGTATTATCAACACTCAATTCAACCGGAGTTTTCAAATAGGCATAGCTGTGATCAATGCCGTGCTCCTGAGCAAACTGTTGAATATTTGGAAGATCATCCACATTCAATATGCTGACTGTGGTCCATAGGTTCAATCGGATCGGCATTGTTTTGTACTGCATCAGGTTGTCATAAAAGGTTGTCCATGGTATGGGCCAACGAACCAATTCAAAAACACCGCCAATGCCGTCACAGCTTGCTGTAACAGTAACTTCAACTCCTGTGCGAGCAATGTCCGTCAGCTCGGTTAGGACTGTGCTACAATTTGTATTGAGTCTAAGAGTTTTTAAATTGGGCGGCAAGTTGGCCAACAGTCGTTTGTAGTTTTTACTGTAGGCCGGTTCGCCGCCGTTGATATCCAGGTGTACGATTCTATCCTGTGGCAAACAGTAAAATTGATCAATATTGTTGACCACCGGAAATCCTGGACCATTTAGATTGCCTATTCGTGTGCTTAAATTTTCGTTACAGGTCAGACAGGCAGCATTACATAAGTTGTCTAGTACTCCGCCAACCTGTAAATAATTTTCCAAATTGGTCTCACTGTCCAACAGCGTGGCATACTGTCGTATGCTGTCGGGTTCGGTTTCCTGGCATCTGGCGCATTCGGCAGGCCACTCATTGCGAGCCATTTTTTCTTTGGTCTTGGCTAGCCACACACTGGATTCCAAGTCTGCTAGTGAATCAAACTGAGGTGCGCCAATCATGTGACCACAACGACTCACAGTGCCATTGGAATTGAAACGAACAAAATGGTCTAGTCTAGGGCAGTACATCAGTTATGTTGAGAGTCTTTTTAAAAATTAAATTGTACAGTTCTGGATAGTCGGTTTGCACATGAGTCAACAGTTCCTGTATGGCAATTGTTTTGCCTGTATGGTTGATCAAAATTTGATCCAGGGCGTGATACAATTCTACCGCTGACCAATCAAAACTGAGAATTTTGTGTCTAAGTTCATCGGTCATGGGTGCTATTCCAGCATGGTTGTTGGAGTCTGTTAGCTGGCCGATTTCTGTCATGGGACTAAATGTCACTAAAGTGTCAGGACGAGAGAATCGAGCCAGGTTTAACAGCCAAAAAAACTGTGGAGCATAGTGCCTGTTTAAAAACAAATATCTATTGACAAAATACAATACTGTATGCGGGTCAAGGTCATTGCCTTCTGCGGCCAAATGCTGTAGGTACGTGTTTATACCACTTAGAAAACGTTCGCGAGGGTCTCGCACAAATATTCTAATTGGGGTGGTAATTTTGTTAATGTCTTCCGTGGGTACAAATGTCCATCCTCTAGCATCCATTCCCCAGGTCAACGAGGAACGACCACATTTAAAAATTGGATAAACAAATTGCTGTGAGGCAATCTGAATCACCTCACAGCTATCTGGGAAGATAATACTATCTACTTCCGAAAACATTCGTTACGCTTTTTGACGAGCGCGAATCATTGCCAAAATATCTTCGGCCTTTTGTGTTGCTGGTTTAGCTTCAACTGGTGCTGATGCTACCACTGGCTCTTCATCATCAAAGTCGCTTGTGGTTGCTGGTGCCGCTTTGGCTACCGGTGCTGGAGCATCTTCATCAACTGCGGCTGGTGTTGCAACACCTGCTGGAGCATTGACACCGGCTGGGCGGAAATACTGACCCCAACGTTCTGTGTCGTAGCTTTGACCATCAACTGAAGCTTCAAACATTTCTTTGATAACTTTGAGTTCAACTTCGCCTGG